TGAGCGCTGCCTTGTAAGCAATGAAGGCGCCAACAAGAGTTAAAACTATGCCAGTTAGGGCTTTTGCAACTGTTGAGTGTTTTTCAAAGAATGTAGTAACCGAACGAATAACTTTGGCTAAACCGTTTATTGCCTTAGCCAAGATAGCAACTGCATATCCACCTAATACAGCCAATGCCTTGCCTACTTTGACAACAACAGAAATAAAAGGTTTCATCGAGGTTGCTAAATTGTTTACAGCACTTCTAACTTGGGTTGATGTTAGATATAAAGTAACTAAACCAATAGTAATAATTCCAATTGGACCAGCCAACATTCCAAGAGTTGAGCCTAAGATTGGTACTGCCGCAAATACCTGCGCTCCAGCGAAAGTAGCAAACATAGCCATCATTGCCGCAATTGCAGGAAGAAGGAATTCAATGGCTCCAGCCATTTTTTTGACTGAATCTCCTACTGGGTCAAAATTAGATTTAACTTCACCTGCCGCTGTTGAAACTTTAGTAAAATTACTTACAACATCCTTCATCTTTTGAAGAAATGTGACTATTGGGGCAGTCAATTTAATAATGACTTGCTTAACAGCCTCAATCGCTGTTCTAAAAACTACACTATTTGAAATAGCCTTGCTAACGGTTTTATAGAACTCGTAAAGGTGGAAAACAATAGGACCGATGCCCTTTAAGAGCATATCGCCTAAAGAAACTTGAATGTCATTTGTAATACGAGAGAAAGAGCGAAGAACTTTTCCAGGACTTTGCATAGCCGCTTCGTATGTTCCAGCGACTTTTGCTGCTTCAGCAAGAGCGCCTGTAGCAACTGCTTGTTGTTTTTCTTGATATGTGAGAGCAGATGCAGATTTTCCAATACTTTTTGCGTAAGACTCATACATCTGACCAGCAGATTTTTGGATACCAACTGATTTAAGAACTTCACTTCGCCCTGTAATAACAGCGTGGGTAAGCATATTAAATGTTTCAGTTGAGTTTTTACCGCTGACAACTGCAAGGTCTTGAGCGGCTCTAGCCAACTGAGAGGCATAGGCTAAATCTAAATTATTCTGAGCAAACTTAATGGCTGATTGCTGGGCAATCTCCATCTCAATACCCATGTCTTTTGTTGCCTGAGCAGCATCTCTAATTGCTTGATAACCAAGACCTGTTGCTTTTCCAACAGCGTTCATGGCAACATCCAACTCATCTACGCGAGCAGCCGCCATAAATGATTTAGTGCCTAAACCAATTAGTGTCGTGAGTGCCGCTGCCGAAGCAACGCCAATTCCAACCATCGCTCCGCGAAGTCGATTGGAGGCTTGTGTAAATTGGTCTGCGGATTGAGATGCTTGTTGCATCCCTCTTGTGAATTCTGCGGTATCGGCGCTAACTCGCGCCCGCATCTCCATTTGCGGAACTTCAGCCATTATCTTCTTGCCTTAGCCTTTCTCTCCGCTTTTTCACGCTCTTTACCTCTGAGGATGTACAGAGCAGACCATTCTGTTAATTCCATGCTAGATAGGGGGCGGTGGGCTGGACTCCCATACAGAAGTTCGCCCACCGTCCGACCTAATTCTTCAGCAAGTTCGAAAAGAAACCTACGCTCAGGATTCTTCAGGAAATCGTGCTTGTGCTTCGTCTACCGCCTTATCAGACAGACCTGAGTTGCCGAGAGCCTTGGTTGCAAGGCGTTCGATAACTGCACCATTCTTAGAAAGAATGGCTTCCTTATCTTGTGCTGTAAAGACTGGTAGACCAGTTGCAGGGTCGTAAACAGTTGCAATAACAGTTAGTGCGTACATTGCAGCAACATCGGTCTTGTCGCCTTTAGCAGCGCCTTCTCCGAGTTTTGCTCTTTCGTTTGCTGTCATCGAACGAACCTCGACAGTTACTCCCCATTCAGGGATTTCTACGAGTTCCTTTGTGATGTCATCGCTACTGAAAATTGCTTCTTTTAGACTCATTTATTTCTCCTTGGACACTAGGTTGGTCACGACTTATTAAGTTGTTATTTAATTTTTTATTATGCGTAAGCGCCGCGTGTGACGGCACCTGTAACTTGGAACTCTGCTGAGAAAGTTACAACATCGCCAACTGCACCACTCTTCTCGTAAGAAGTCATGAGGCACTCGCCTGTATACTTTGCATCTAGCGCAGTTGAACCTTCAGGTCCGTACTCAAACGACACAGTTGCCGCTTGTCCTAGAATCCCGCTGAGGTGTGCATCAACTGTTGTGTCGAAGTTCCCTGAGATTGAAATGGTCGCATCGGTCAAACCGACAATATAGGTCTTCGCGTTGCTTCCGAAACTTGTAGTTTCGGCTGTCTCGATTGATTGTGGGAATGAAACATCTGTCAGCACATTGCTGATGTCAGTTAAAGTTCCACCTGAATTGTCCACCTTAAATACGGTGGCTTTACCGTGTGTGAATGTAGGCATTAGTTTCTCCTTGCGAAAGCCACTACTGGGGTGGCGCTACCTGTGGAACCTGCAACCGTGTAGTTCACGCGCAGGTATCTTGCTACGGTTCCAGTAACTTCAACTCTTTGAAAAGTTTTGGTTGTACTAGAAACGACTGTAAAGGTAATCAAATCAGTAAAGGTTGAGTTGTCGGCTGACTGCTGAACCTTGACTGTTATGTTGCCATTACGAGTATTAGTTGGAACGCTTACAAAGCCTACTCCACCATTGGCAGATGAGGCTGTATTATCAACAGATGTTCCACTTCCTGTTGCTGTGATTGCTGAACCTGAAGAAAGAATCTTTCCATGTTCAACTCCGTCGCTTGATTGGAATTCAGCACTTGTCTGTACGACATCGGCAACTGCTCCTGAAACTTCGTATGAGGTGTCATCTGCCTCAAGAACAATTGCTGTTGCTCCATTAGAGTGACCTGACGGAGCGACAATGACATTTTGTTTAGTAGTTGAACCAAGAACTGATGAGAAAACCGTATCTGTTCCTGTGGTGCTTCCATCAAACATTCCGCTAAGGGAAACTGTTCCATCGGTCAAACCGACAATGTACTCCTTGGCACTTGAGCCGAAGGCTGAAACTTCGGCAGTCTCGACCATGCTTGATGCACTTACATCATTGAAGTAAGCAGAAAAATCATATTGGTTAATAAAAATACTAACATTTTTACCATGTGCGAATGTAGGCATTATTCAGTCTCCTCAACTGGGCGTTGGTGTGGAGTTCCATCTTGAAGGAATCCATCGCCATCGCCATCTTTAGCATCAGGGTCAAAACCCTCTGCCTCGACAATAGGCTCAACTGGAGCCTCGACAATTGGTTCTTCCTTGACAGGCTCAACTACAGGTTCTTCAATTTTTGTGTTGGCAGGTTTGTTGGCATCTTCAATTGCGCCAATTTCAGTAAGCCACTTAATAGATGCGGCTGGTAAATCTTCAACAGTATCGCCCGCTTCGGCGCGTTTGTTGGGTGGGTAATCGATACCCTGTAGAACTCGATAGCGAGCCATTCTTACCTCCTATGACGGCACTTGGGTAGCCCAAGTAAACCGTCTAGGTCACACGGACACAAAGGTAAGACGACAACTCGGGCGACTAGCGCACATTGCTCATAGTGTATCGCATCGCAAATTTAGACTGCCTTGCAACGAGTAAGAACTGTTGAGAAGGCACCCTTGTATTCGTCGCTGCCTTTGACTGTTCCCTTGAGTGTGAACTTTGAACCGATTTCGACATTCAAGCCACGGCTTGAGAACCACTTCAACTGATACTCCCCGCTTTCGAATGTGTACAAAGTAGTCAATCCGAACTGAGATTCAAAAGTGTTCTCACTAAGAACGGTTACTTCGACCTCAACCTTTTCTCCAACTGGTGCCAAGATTTCAGACTTGTAAACCTTCTTCTCAATCTTTGGTTCAGCCTGACGCTGTGCTGCCTTGAGCAAACTGACCAAGATTCCTGCTGTGCTGTACTTTTGGAATATCAATCCGCTGACAAGGCGAACATTCTCGGCGTAACTTGAATCGCCTTCGAAGCCCTTGCCGAACTCACGAAGTTCCTGAGCCTTTTCTCTGTGGGCATCGGTAACTTCCTGACCGATGATTTCTTTCCACTTGTTCAATCCGTAAGTTCCGCCAACAAGTTTTTCCCACACAATTTCCTTTGTGGAAAGTCCGCTACCTGAAGGCACGAAACCAACTTTTTCAATAGCGCAGACTGCTAAAGCCAAGACGCTCAAAGTATCGAATCCGCTGTAACTTCCACCTGAGAAGCCGCCGAACTCTTCTTCGAAATCCTCTTCAGTAACCAACGCTGAAGCATTGAACTCCCAGCCAAGAAAATCCTTGACGCAACTTGAGCCGACCTGACTCAACTTTCCTTCTTCGTTTTGAACGAAGATGACCTTGGAACGAGAACGAATCTTTTTGCAATGTTCGCAATATCCAACCTGAACATCAGATGACTTGATTTCGACTCCACCAGCAATGCTCTTTGTAAGAGCCTTACCTTCAATGAACTCAGCAACGCCAACGAATTGCCATCCGTTGTACTTGACTGGTTCGCCTTCAATTACCAAAACTGAATACTCGCTCTGAACGCCATTTGATTCTTCAAAGCGTGATTGGATGCTTACTTCAAAGCCACCGCTTAGACCCTTGCTCTTACCGCGAGCAGCAATCTTTTGCGCCTTGGATAAAGTCTTTGCTACATCAATCTCTGAGATTCTGAACTCTTTCATGTGACCCCTCTCTTGGCTACATGATAAGTATATCAAACCCTAGTTAGTTATTCAAGGAGCGCGACGAAGCCTTTCCTCTTGAATCATGTTGAGGGTGAGGAAATAGCCGATGCCATCGACGACTGTATCGGGCTTGGTTTGATTGACTTCGCGGGCAATCTTCATGCCCACCATGCACAGGCTTACTTGCTCCGCTGAGACCTCACAGCCGAGGATTACAGACCATATCTGCGCTGCCCTACTGAAGTTATCCAAGGGATGCCCATAGGCGTCCTGACGCTCTCCTGAGACCAACTCAGCGGCATACATGGCGATGTCTCTAGGGTCGTTCATAACAACTGGATGTCCGACACTCCCTGACTGCTCACTAGGAATGTCAGCACTCCCACATCCGCAATCTCCCCTGTCGATTGTCTCCACCACACGCTTCCTCCGTCGAGGGCTGGTGCTTGTATCCATTTGACTCCTCCCCAATCCGCTAATTTGAATGAATGATAGTGACCAGTCACCAAGATGTCACAGTCGCCAATTTTCTGACGCCCTAGTGTTTGGTCAGCAATCCACCTACGCAACTTACCTTCAACTCCCTGTCCCGAGCGAGCAAGGTGTCCGTGGGTGATTCCAATAATTTGTCCGTGTACTTCAAGAGTTAGGCTCAACTCATCGGTTGGTATTGCAAACTTAATATGACCGTAGGCTTCAGGGTTTGCCTGAAAGATTTCAGCAACGGACTCAACTAAGGCAACATCATCATTATCGCCAAGTGTTGTGAACGCTTTTCCATTCTTACGGTTCTCGCCATGGTTTCCGCCAATTGCGGCGACGGTAATGGATGGGACAACTCGAGACCAGCGGATAAGAGCATCTCTCAAAAGACGACGAGCAATCTTTACTTGGTCACGCCTATCGACTTCAACTGTGAAAGTCTGAATGTCGTAGTGACCATCGCATCCTTCAACTAAATCGCCAAGGCACAGAACTGTAATTGAATCGATAGGACGACCCAGTTTCTTTAATTCTTTCAATCTGAACTCAACATCGTCAATGGCTTGAAGCCAACGACCAACTAAACCTTTGAGACCATCGCCATCTCGTTTTCCCACTTGCCAGTCAGAGGCGCAAACAACAAGACTTGCACCGCCCACAATTTCTTTTCTTTCGCGAGGTTTGTGTTTTTTAATTTCTGCAATCAGGGATTCAATGTCGGCAGTTTCTTGTCGTCCTTTACGGACTACTTTGCCTTTCCATTGGCGATTGAGAACACCTAAAGTATCGCCCCACACATTGAAAAGAACTGGTTCTACAACTGCAAAATGCTCAGGGTCTAAGCCCCACATTTTTAATACGCCCGACCAATCGGGATGAACTTCACCCTCAACTGGAGGTGTAGTTATTGTGCCTTCGTCGCCCATCCATGTAACTCCAGGCGTCCATTCGGCTTGTCTTTGTCGTGGCTCAGTCTTTTGAACTGAGGCAATCTCTGTTGTCTTTAAGAGATTGTCTAAAGCATCATCAATGTTCAACTGGACACTTACATCCGTCTTTACCAAACAGCCTTCTACGATGTCTACGCATAACATCAGAGCCTACCGCAATGTTAAATGTTGCTAACAATTCAACTAGGCGAGCCGAGTTAATCTTTTCATTCATCAACGCTTCCTTGAATTTAGTTCGCGCTGGTTCAGGCAACTCATTTGTAATCCTTCTTACAGAGCAACCATCTTGAACCTTCCAAACACCAACTAATTCATCAAGCGCAGAAACGAACTCATCCTGATTTATTTTTGGATTTACAGCGGGGACAGCGGATGCTCCATGGGCGCGTCGCGCTTTCGAAGAGGAGCCTGTCGCATTTCCAGCATCGTTGGAACTCATCGGTTGTTGCGTTTCTGCCATAAGGGTCTACCACTCTCTCCTGTGGAGCAGACTCCTCGTTTACATCCGCACTAGACATCGGAAATTCACCGAGATTAGTGGGCGGTACTTTGGGTCTACTCCTAATTGATTTATCGAACCCATAGGTTCAATACGCATAATATGCACCCCTGAGATAGAAGTTTCAACTACCGACGCGAGCAAAATTCTAATCGTGTCGGCTTTGTCCCTAGCAGTTGGATAATCCTCTCGCCCTGCTCGGCAGATAATCTGAATCATCGGGTAGTCAATACGGATACCGCCTGACCCCATGGTGAAGGCTGGAGCGCTACCTGAGTTTTCATAGACGGCGACACACGCATCAGGGGACTCAGGTAAAGTGCCAAGAAAGATAGATGTGCCGAGTGTGCCTTGGCTATTAGTTACAAGGTAATCGCCTATTGATTCAAGAATTGTTGCCATCAGTTACTCCTACTTTTTAGAATATCGATTATTCTACGCGAGATGTTATTTTGGATTTGGGCAAGAGATTCCATGAATGGTTGTTCAAGGTATTTAGCCTGTGTCGGTGCATTATGGTAGTTGCCGATAATCTCATGGACATAAAGGGCGTAAGGGGCTGCTGGACCGCCGTAGTAGATGTCTACATAAACACCACTACCTGAGCCTTGTATCGAACTCACATCACCCGAGCCGCGAAGAGCGCTTGTATCAACTGGGACGAGAATCTGTGACTTGCCAAAAATAACTTGTGCCTCTTCGTAAATTGCTTGGGCAACTGCTTTGGGAGCATTTTGTTGTGCTGCGCGAAGGACTGCTTGCAATGCAACATCACCCTCAAGGGTAAATGTAAATGTATCAGCCATGACTACCGCCCAAATCGAATGACGGTGTGATGCGCTCCGTTTTCATCTGCGATGTTATCTACTGCGTTTATCGTAAAAGTGTCCGCCCCAATGACCATCTTATGAGAAACTGTAATTGTTGTTGCTGGACCTTTTGTAACAAAACGCCCAACATCTACAACCTCAATACCTTGAACATCTTTAGATTTAACCGTGTCATAAATAAGGCGTCCGACAACGGTTGTATCCCCGCTAAAAGTTGGTTTGTTGTATTTATCAACTGAAGTCTTGGCTGTAAAAACAACCGAATCAGTCATGAACTCAGCGACCTTGGAGTAAATAGCATCAGCCATGATGACTCCTATTCAGGAACGCGCTGTTCGTAATTGCTGTTTGGGTTATCGTGGACGCCAGCGTAGAAATCGGTATTGAAGTCAGTAACATTTCTGTCGTTAGTTGATAGCAAACTGTCAGCGTTAGCCTTCATAGTTGGAGGTGCTTTACGCATCTTACGGTCAAGGAATGAGTTGGCAAGGTCTTGGTATTGCTTGCTCTTGGCTGTAAAGGACTCAGAAACAGAGATGTCTCCTACGCTCTTCGATGTGCTATCTGCCAAACGGCTAAAGCGTGAGACTAGAGTTTCACAGGCTGCGCGACAGATTTCGTAGACATTTGTTCCCCACTCAGTAATGAGGTAATCCAACTCTTCATCAGAAAACAGAGCATCATTTGTATCTGTATCGTTGATGAGAAAGCGCACCTTATTGCGGGTGCTTGTAGTTGGGTCTCCCGAGTAGGTAAAAGTCATTACATCCCACCTAGTAATAAATTAGTGGTCACGACTGTATAAATTGTGGCTGAGTTAGCCAAAGTTGCATAAGTAGAAGCAGCCGAGGCAGTAGTTAAATAGTCATTCAACTCAGTATCGACATCGGTTGCAAGGTTGAGGATGTCTGTGTGAACAGCAGGATTATCACCTGCGGTTGGGTATCGTAAGCCCTTGGATGTTGTACCTGCCATTGTGACTCCTTAGTTACTCTGTAGGTATTTCAGGTGATACAAATACATCATTGATTGAATCATAAATCATCTCGGGTCCCGCAAAAGAACCTCTAAAACTATTATTATAGGAAGTTTGTATCCATCTACCGCCGTAATGGGCGACGCAAAAATCAATGCCCTTCTGCTCGGACTCATTGCCATTTTCATCAAGCAACTCATTATTGTGTACGACAATTACTCGAGTCACTATGTTTGTTTCATCTAATTCTGCAAAGTGTGCCATTAGAAAGTGATACTCCCGCTTCCTGTAAATGTGTAAATTTTGTTTGTTCCATTGTCCACAAATGAAGGAGAACCTGTTGTAGAGGCAGCATTTTTGAATGTGTTTGAGTAAGAAATAATCACAATTCCCGAGCCGCCATTAGAAGTTTGACCTGCTCTAGCACCTGAGCCACCACCAGT